CAACCCCGTGAGGTTTTGCATCGCGACCAAGGTTTCAGCCACCTTCTTATTTCCAACGTCCGCGGAGAGGCTCGAGTGCTTTGCAGCCTCAGAGGTTGAAGTCGCATTTCTTGCAACTTCTTCAACTGCTGCACTCATTTCAGTTACCGCCGTAGCGGCTTGTTCAATCTCACTGTTTTGCTGCTGAAGCGTCCGATCAGCACTTTCGGTTATAGACGTCATCTCCACTGCAGCGGTGCTTAGTTGCGCAGATGCGCCCGAAATCTCTTGAATAGTATCTCTAAGATTTTTTAGCATCAGGTTGAGGGCATGCATGAGCCGTGAAGCTTCGTCCGAACCAGTTACCTCAAGTTGCCGGGTAAGGTCACCGGCTGCAATATCCTCCGCAAGTTTCACAGAAGAGCTAATCGGATCGACGATACTTCTAGTGAGCGAGATAGCCAAGAACACCGTTAGAATCGAAGCAATTACGACAACTGAGATCAAAACGTTGATACTGTGCTCATATATCTGTTTGGCTTCAACGCCAGACTTAAGCGCTTCTCGAGAGTTTTGCTCTCGTAACAGGGCTAACTGTTCTTGATAGAGAATTGCTCTCTGCGCTTGTTCGCCGTTAGCAAAGGCGACGGCTTTATCGTGGTCCGATGCGTTTAGGGTGATGATCTGATTAATTCCACCAATGTAATCAGTCATCAAGGTACTCACCTGCTCCAGTTGAGTCCGGTCGTCTGCACCTGAGATTAGATTAGCTCGATAGTATTCGGTTTGTGATTTAAGCTTTTGAACTGCCTCGTTGACTTTTAAAACTGATGCGGACTGGACTTCTGCGGAGGTAGCCGCAAGCATACGGATGCTTTCAAGTCGGGCATGAAGCAAGGCGATCTGAATGTCATCTATGACCTGTATGCTAGGCAGCGCATTAATCTCGATATTTTGCTCTGCTGCTCGCAAGTGTAAGATTTGGACGTAAGAAAATGCCCCTAATCCTACTAGCAGTAGGGTAATGACGCCGAAGCATAAAGCTGCTCTGCGCGCAATGTTGATGGATCTCAGGTTCATAGTAGTCTCCGGCGGTCTATTGACTTGGGTGCTGAAGTCCGTTCCAACTACTAAATTGTCTGCCGAAGACGGAATATCTTTAATTTTTAAGCGATAAATTATTTTTATTTTTCAATTGGGCGGTTTTATGGCGTCAATAAATAGTTGTTGCTATGGTTCGGTAGCTATTTGTCTCTGAAGAAATATCGAAGTTTGTGAAAATATTGTTAGTTTATTCATTGGTTCGTAGCTTCGTCACCCATTTGTACGCCGAAAGCCATCTCAGCCCGAAGCCCGGCATCATCGTTCTCTTGCGGCATCCATCGACCGTATACCCTTGCAATCATAGTCCAGTCGGTGTGCCCCATTTGCTTTGCCACCCACATAGGGTGCTCGCCCGCAGAAAGCATCATAGATGCATAGGTGTGACGCGTCTGGTAAGGCCGCCGGTAGCGAACGCCTGCTTTCTTCATCGCAGGAACCCACATCGTTTTGCGAATTGGGCCGTCACCAGCCCAGCGTTCTAAAGTTCTTGGGTTCTGGAATACCTCTGCATCCGCAAGGAACGTGTGAGCCTTTTGGGCCTTCAACGCCTCCATTGCTGGACGGAGTAGTTTCACCGCTCGACGGCCGGCAGACGTTTTCGGTATCTCGGCCACACCCTTAGATGCCTGCGTCATCGCACGGCTGACCATTACCTCTTCACGCAGCCAGTCGATGTCGCCCCAATCCAGAGCAACGAGCTCACTGGTCCGGAGCCCTGTCCACAGCGCGAATTGCACCAGGTTCTTTGCCTGGCCATTGAGCTGGCCGAGGATGGCCTGCTGTTCCTCAGGGCTGAAAGGGTCGACATCATCGTCAGTTGTCGGCACGTCTTTGCGTGAGTAGGTCCAACCAGCCAGTGGGTTTGTCTCTAGCAACTCATCATCTACGGCGTCCGTGAGAGCAGAGCGCAGGCAGCTCTGAATATTGCTCAACGTTTTGTTGCCGATCTGCAGCGTGTCGCACCAGTCCTTGATCATCTTCCGCTTCAGGTCGACCATCATCCCGTCGCCGAACTGCGGGATGAGTCGGAGCTCAACAATTTTCCGATAGCCATCGAACGAGCTACTGGAAAGGTGCTTTTTTTTCCCAGCGAGCCAACGGGTCAGATAGCCGTTCACTGTTTCGTGTGAGGCCTCCGATGCAAACCTAGCCGCTCGCGCAGATCCAGGAAAAGTTACCGAGTAATCGAACGTGCCAATGGATATCGAATGTTCTATTGCTGCCTTGTGCTGCTCCGCCTTCTTTAGGTTAGTGGGGGAGGGCTTGAGCGTGATGCGCTCGCGGCACCTGACGCCCCGATACATGAACGTGATTTCGATGCTCGTATCGGAGACTGCCCGAACTCCCCTCCCGCCTCTACCCATGATTCATATCCTTGTATGTCGATAAGCGTCCGGCCGTCCGGCGCTCTATTCCATATCTCTCCGAGCCGCCAGATTCCATCACGGATCTTTGAGCGGATCGCGTCCTCTGTATAGCCAGACTCGCTGGCAAACTTCCTGATGGTCACGTAACGCATCACTTCACCGCACTTCCTGACACGTCAGGTTTTGATTGATCTTCGAAACTGACGAATCAGTCCGCCCCTGATTTCGTTACGTGTGTTTCGTGCCGGTGAGCCAAACATCGGCTTGGGGTCGTCCATATGGCTTTCGACCACGTACTTGGCTGGTGCTGACGGGGCTATATGAGATCTGCAAGTCTCGGCGACATCAGGGTCGTCTGAGTTGTCCGCCATCATCGCCATGACGGACAGTAGCTGGGCGTTTAGCTGATTCGCCAAGTGCCACGGCGTCCAGTAGCCATCGTCCATCGGAATGAATAATGGTTGCTGTGGCCCGTTCCATCGCAAGCCGTAGTGGGGAAGGGCTGAACCTTGTGGAGGCCGTGGTGGACCTTCAGGCTTCAAGCCTTTCAGTTGTTCGATCTCAGCCAAGAGCGGGGCGGTGTGGGTGCGGTGAAACTGTTCCAGCATAATTGAGAGCGCGATGGTGCTTCCTAAACAGAGCTGGCCTTCGTCGTTGTCCCAGGCCCCGAGGTGGGTGTACCAATCCTTTACGGTCCAGGACCTGCGGGATTCATAGTCATCTGGCTTGCCGTTTAACGATGATGTCTGCTCGGTACCAAGTGCCGCCTGGTAGGAAGTAATTAGCGCCCGATAACCTGAATGACTGAAGGCCCAGTCGCGGTCCGGCTCAGCAGCACGTGCCGCATCCAGGTGAGCCCAGCCCAGCTGTAAGTTGAACGCCGGATCAGCCGGAACCATAACCATTGCGCCGCGAGGTGTGTTTTGGTTGGTCACACCGTCTCCTGAGGATAGGTGTGCTGACCCTTTGCACCCTGGAGCGCATCGATGCCAGCTTGTTGAATGGCGCGAGCGAGCAGCATTGCTTCCTGCGGGGTTACGCTGGCGGGCAGGCTGTCGAACACGATCAGGTTTTGTTTGTGGGCGTGGACGACTGTCAGAGGCTTGAGCATGTTTGCACCTGGGCTCCGGTGTAGGTTGAGGCGGGCTTGGATTCGATGCCGAGACGGTCGGCGACGTACACCTCAAGCGTTGCGCCCTGTGATTTGTCCCAGCCGGGCAGGGTGGCCACTTCATCGCAGCGAACCATCTGTTCCATGTCGCGGCGCATGCATTCGTGCCAGGTGCCGCCTTCTGGGTTGATCTCGGCGGGGCTGATCACTTCGTAACCCAGGCCGCGCAACCGGATGGTTTCGGCGGCGAAGGCTGGGTAGTTGTTGTCGGGCAGTCCGGACATAGGCCCGGCAAGGTAGAGCTTGATCATGCTGCCTCCCGCTGCTGAGTTGCGGTGCGCCACGGGTCGTTGGCCTGGGCGAGCGCCGCCATGGGAGGCGGGCTGACGCTGTTGCCACACATGTGCACTTGCTGGGTTTTGGTGAATGGCTTGCCGTCTGCGCCCTTGTCGATGATGTAGTCGGCGGGGAAGCCCTGCGCCTTGTACAGCTCGGCTGGTTGCAGCATCCGAAGGCAGATGTCTACGATCACGTAGGGCGTGCCCTTGACCATCACGGTCACCAGCGCCAAGCGATCCTTTGTGGTGATCGTTGGAGCAGGCTGGCCGCAACTGCTCATGTTCTCGGTGCCGTAGTAGCTGATCAGGAATGCGGCGACCCGTAGCGCGCCTTCTTCGTGCTCCGGAGAGAGCTTGAACGACACGACTGAGCTTTTGCCGCCACCCCCCGCTGTAACTGTTGGTGCTGGCTCGTCTAAGCCTTGTCCGACGCTGGCGCCGAACTGACGTTCCATGAATGCCGATACCAAGCCGTGATGAGTTCCGCCGGCGCTGATGGTGTGCAGCGGGTCTTCAAGGTCTCGGGCATCACAGTTGCCACGCAAGTGCACCAAGTTCGCCGCTACCAGCTGTTGCTGGCTCCCGGTGTTGGTGACTGTGGTCATTGGCTCGTCTGCGCCTTTGGCGTGGGTGGCGTTGAAGCCGCCATTCATCTGGGCCATGAATACAGTTGAGATGCCCATGGCGTGCGCTGCGCCTGCTGGTCGCTGGTAATTGCCGCCGCTGGTGATGGGAGGTCGCTGAAGTTGATGCACTCGGCGGCTGTGCGCCATGGCTTCTGGCCCTTGGTTGGTTTCTTGGCGTGGGTAGGTTCAGGCCAGACAATCGGCTGACCGTCGCAGCGGGCCAGCATGAACAGACGCTCACGGCTGGTCGGTGCGCCGAAATCGCAAGCCTTGATGACTTTCCATTCAACGACGTACCCCATCCCCTCCAACAGAGCCACAAAGCGGCGCCATGTGCGGCCGCGCTGCTTCGGGTCTGGAATCAGGAACTGCTGACCGACCGGCACTACCTCACCAGGTGCAGCAATTTCACCACCAAGTTTCACTACACGGCCTGTGGCTTTGTCCCGCTTCGCGATCAGTCGACCCCACTGCAGGATCTGCTTCACGTTTTCCAGGCTGATCACCCGGGGGCGTTTCATGCCTGCCCACTTGAGGCCGATCCACGAAAGGTTGCGAATCTCGCGCTTGCGGGGCTGGCCGCCAGCTGCCTGGCTGTGGTGGGTGCAATCTGGAGACATATGAAACCAGCCAACCGCGCGGCCGCCGCATTCGGTATCCGGATCACCCTCAAACACGTCAGTGGTGAAGTGCTTGGTGTGCGGGTGGTTGACGGTGTGCATGCTGATGGCCGCTGCGCTGTGGTTTTTCGCCACGGTGACTGCGCGGCCCAACCCGATTTCGAGCCCGGTACCGGCGCCGCCACCACCGCAGAAGAAGTCGACAACGATTTCATCGTCTTGCGGGTTGAAGCCAAGGCCGTACTGGGTTTTGAAATCGAAGGGATGTTTCTTCTGGTGAGCGGACATAGATCATCCTCGCCGGTGTGGCGTGATTCGTTGAAGTGGGTTTGGAATTTCCGGATTAGCCGTTATAGCGACGTGATTTAAAGCCGTGTCGAGCCCGGCCTAAACTCAAATCTCAACCCCAGAGGGTGCCGAGATGACCGACAAGCACGTAATGGAACTGAAGCAGGCGCTCATCGCCTTATTAGCAACGGCGGCGAGCATGGGTATTGATATCGACGAGCTGTCAGAGCTGGCGGCCGAGGACCTGGGCGAAGATGATTCGCTTGCGTGGTTCGACCAATTCAGGCCGGGC